CCAATCCTTACCCAGTCTTGCTTCAACCATTTTTGAAGCTCACCCATTACTTCCCTCTTCGCTTTCCGCCTTTTGACTTTTTAGCGTAGTTGGGGTCTTTACAGTATTTTGATGCGGCCAAGTTTGCATACGCCGACGGGTATGTATCAAACGTCCGTTTAGCCCATGCTTTTCCTTCCGGACAAATTTTAGACCCTTTGCTTTTCCTGCTGACACCGCCACCCTTTCTAAAATAAGTTGGCTTTATTTTTTTAGGCTTCGGCCCTGTATTGACCTGCCTAGTCATTGTTCCACGCGACATAGTCATCAGACTTCTCCAAAAGAAAATCTTCCCACATAGGAGTAATCATTGCGTTGTTAGACGCAATTTTTTCTTGAACATTTTCAAGCTGAACATTCAAAACTGCTAAGTCTGTCTTTACCACAGACATTTCCATAGACAGCCAGCCAATTCCGGTGAGAATCAGCGCCGGAGCAAGTTTGTCCCACGTTAGCATTTCCACCTCTTCCTAGCTTGGCGTAAGCGGCTATTAGGATTTTTAGCTGCTTTAGGAAACTTTTTCATTTGACCGGCGGAACGAGCGCAAAACGACTTGCGTCTTTTTGCAGCCTTGCTGCCCTTCTTAACTTTTCCGGTCACCGCGGTCTGTAGTTTACTACCGGGATTTGCTTTTCGGTACGCCGCAACCCCGGCTTTAGTCATTCCCGCCCCAGACTTTGTGGGGCGGAAATTCTTTTTGTTTCGCTTCGGCATCTTGTCGTTACGCGAAGCCATGACTCACCTAGTTAAAAAAGAACGTTACTGCTGTGATGTTAGTTAGAGTGCCGACAAAAATGTCCGTAACCCTAATACCTTCAGCAGGGATGTTCACAGAATGTGTGTCAGAAGCGTTGAAGTCCAAATCTAAGACTGTAGCGCCGCCGGAACCATCTGTAATGGTGAGCCTTGGAGTTCCAGATGCAGTCTTTAACTGTATCTGTCGAATACGAGCGGGACCAACACCAAGTGACCCAGTGCCAGTAATCCGTTTCGTCCTTACATCAGAGCCTGCCATAGCTTACTCTCCGTTCTTTTTCGTAGCCTTCTTGACGGCCTTTACGGCCTTCTTGACAGACTTTTTGCCACCGTTGAGCTTACCCATGATAAGCCTCTTACGAAACAGCAGCAGAGAAAGGAGTAGCTTCGGAACCTGTTGCAGCACCACGAGCAACAACAGAGAACACATTTGACGCTACGTCTTGAATCTCAATCGTGCCCCCAAGAATGCCGCCGGTGGTCGTACCGTTCAGAGTGATCGTATCGCTCGTTGCGGCAGTTTCAAAGATAGATGCAGAGTTGTCTGAGTCGTTAGCCACAATCGCCACACCAGCCATGGTGTCGTCGCCGCTAGCGACCTGAATGATGTAATTGTTTGAAGTAACAGTGGTTGCCACAAAGAACCTATAAATGTTGCCGGTTCCGCTGGCAGCAGGAAGAGTAACAGTCGCGCCGCTTGCTACGCCCAAGACCATTGTACGACCTGCGTGACCCGCAGAGGTCAATGTTACATCCGCAGCTACAGATACGAGAGAATCGGATCCTGAAATGAAACCGGCGGTAGAGGTCACCGGACCTGAAAAAGTAGTTGAAGCCATATTAACACCCTTTGCACAAGGTTTCGCTTTGTAGTCCGTGCAATGTCAGGTGGGCATGATCCTGTCTACAAAGCTGAGTTACGCCCAAAATCAATATATAACAAAAAAGAAAGGGCGGCAACCGCCGCCCTTTTCACATTTGTATCAGCCGTAGCTTGGTTATGCGCCGGGTGTGCCGAAGACACAACGCCAGTCAGATACACCAAAGCTATAACGCTCACGTGCCTTGAAGCGCATGTTGCCAGTATCAAAATCCCCTTCCATGGAGCTTTTGATTGGTGAGCGGTTAAACATCTTGAAGCCGTTAGGTGCATCAGTCTTGATGAAGAATGCATCTGTGTCGGTCAGGAAGTGGTTAACCACTGCGCCGTCTGGAATCATGCCCATGTTCTTCATGGCGTTCGCATCATTGTCGGCGGTGCCAACACGAAGGTTTGAGTTCATCACACGCTCTGCGATAAACTGAAGTTCCTTCGGAATGATGAGCTTCATACCGCGTACAGCAACCTTGAGCCCACGCTCATCGGTAAAGCCTGCGATATCAATCAGCATCTGCTCCAGTGACGTTTCGTTAAGATCCGCCGCTGTGGAGAGCAGGTTACGCTGGTTGCCAGACAGAGATGGGTGAGCGGCAGAACAAAGTGCTGCACCATCACCAATCGGGCTGCCGGTGCTGAACGCATTGTTCAGAATCGCCGCAGCCTTGATCTGCTTGGTTTGAGCCATCGAACGAGCCAGCGCCTTTGTGTAGCGCGAGGCAAGGCGATCATAGAGGTTATCTTCGATAGCCTCTTCCGTGATCGAAAACGCAAGAGCAATTGTCTCGTGTGTATAGCGAGCAGTGTATGTCTCTTGTGCGTCGTCGAACTGGACAGCGCCACCTTCACTCTTGACAGGAGCCGTTGTGAAGCCCCCCAGCATTACTTCTTCTTCAAAGGCGCGGTCTGACGACTCCTCTTCAAAGATTTCAGCATGCTCGTTCTCGTAGCGAGAATATTCCAGACCAAACAGCGCGTTTAGGCCCGGCTCTAGCTCTTTCGCTAGTTGTGCGCGAGAAATAGCCATTGTCTATATCTCCCTTCTTATATGCCAGTAGACGCTGCTGTAGTCTGAGAATCAGAGCTAGAGCAAGGTGCATTGTGGTGGAAATTAAACCGAACAATGTAATTCACACCCGCTGATGCATAATCGAGGTTTGCGTCATCAGTCGTCAAACCCACAATACGCATGAACAGCGTTGCGGTTGCTGCCGCCGTGGAAATATCAAGTTCAGCAGAGGAACGCCCAGTTGCAGTTGAACCGCTAGTCGCTGTTGCCAGTGATGCATTTGCGAAAACATCAGCCAGTGCAGTTGCACGGTCTGTTGTTGCCCCATCTGCGGCCACCATAAACAGTTGATTTGGGTTATCAGCTACAAGAGCTTTGACCGGGAAGTTCGTGTCAACGCTAACGTTGTTTGAACCGGGCCAGTAGTTTTTGAAAACAGTCTTTTTAGTAGAACTGTCAACATATTCGACGCCCATGAAGACCCCAAGAGCAGGAACTGTACCACCGTTTGCATTACCAACAATGTCGATCACACCCGCCGCTAGCGGAATGACTGGTGAATACTGGTAAATAGCATTCGTATTGTTGGATGCGATCTCATACTGAGTCACACCAGTGGTGTTAGCCGCTGCACCGTTGAGTCCAATTGGACGAAGACCAAAGGCAGTATCTTGGTTTGCCATTTTTGTCTCCAATCAGCCCTAGTTTTTAGGGCCACCAAAGGTTACACGCGATTGACGATCAGCATTGCTGATCCTCATTGTAGAGTGAGAATTTTCCCGCATCATATCGTGATCCACCGCATCCATCTGGTCCTTCGTCCTACCATCAAAGTAGGCTTTCCGTTCCGCGACGGTTTCTAATGGGATACGAGCGAGAATTAATCCGCCAACTCCAAACACACCAGCATATTTACCTGAATCAATGACGGGGGCCTCGAAATCTGGATATTCATCTTGGCGGACAAGTTCGTAGCCTTCGCGCAGACGAGCAGAAATATTCTTCTGATCATCAAATCCACGAACCTCAACCCTAATCCAACGATGCTTATATCCATCGGGCGCAGGTGGTGCGTCTAGCATAGACGGGGGAGCCCAAGGCTTACGCCTTGCCTCTTTCTCCCTTGTCTTACTAGCACGGGAGCTACGATCAACGCCGGAAGATTTTGTAATTTCAATATCAGACACTGATCTTACTCCTTTACGTACTTAGCATACTCTTCAAGAGGCACACCCAATTTCTTGGCTATAGCGACCTGAGAGGGGGTCAATTTGACCTTGCGGCGTCCAGATGTTTTAGCAGTCCTAGATGCCGAAGCTACCGTCTGAACGGGGCGGCTGCTCGACTGACTGGTTTTGTCAAACTCATTGGGAAACTTGTCCACAAGTCGTCTGTCCAACTCAGTATAGTAATCATCTGAGTTCGGGTCAAACCCTTCATTTTCGACAAGACGTTTATGTATGCCAAACGCCGCATACGTCATCGCCTCGTCTTTGCCAAACCACTCATTACGCTCCGCCCACTCTTCTGCTTTAGGGTCGGGGCGTTGGGGCTCAGATTGATTGTATTGCTGTTCTGCCGCCGGGGCAGCTTCCTGCTGTGCGGGCTGTCTGTCAAACTGCGCTTGTGCTTGGCGAGCGCGTTCTTTCGCAACACTTAACTGGGCCAGTCTTTCCTGCGCTTCAACGGCGGCATCGGTGTCACCGATAGACATGGCCTGCCGCAGTGCCGACTTGGCAGTCTCCAACTCTGACTCAACACGCCCAGAATACTCTTGGACATACCCTTGATCCAAAGTACGCATTCTGGTCTTTAGCTCATCCGCCTCTTTCTTGACGGCCTCTGCATATGCCAGTGCATCCTTTTCCCGACGCTCCGCCTCTCGACGCAGCTTGGTCAGGCGATCAATTCTCTTTTGAGAGTCAGAGACTTGTTTCTCTTGTTGGGTTGGCTCTTCCGGCGCAGCTTCTGCCGCCGGAGCATCATCAGACTGTTCAACCTCAATCTCAACCGCTTCTTCTCGCGGCTCTGGCGATACGACTTCTTCAGTCTTTTCGACTTCTTTCTCTTCCATAAGATTTTCCATGATTACTCTCAGTTATGAAGAATGTCTTCGGGGTCTAGGATAGTTGCCAAAATTTCGTCGTCATTGAGAATACGAACTTCACCGCCCTCAATTTTAAAACGCGATCCAGCATACCTAGCAAAGATCACCCAATCCCCCTCTTGGCACCATGAGCCGTCAGGGAACTTCTGTTCATCAGCATAGGCAAGAACCCCTGCTTTCAGAACGTAGCCTACTTGGGTGGATACCTCATTTTGCTGGACGGCTTGGTCCGGCAAATAAATCCCACCGGCGGTCTTAGCCTTACCCTTGTAGGGCAAAACCAACAGTCTCCATCCAGTGGGTTGGGGCATTCTTTCAATTAGAGATTTATCAAGAAGAGTTGGGTCTAGTACCCTGTCGGCGGGCTCTACCCAAGGTGTGGAAGATACTTCCTTTGGCTCTGTGGCCTCAGTCATCTATTAGCTCCTGTTTTTCTAGCAGGCTCTTGAGTTCCTGTTCGACGTATTCAAGGCCGTCAATGTTTCCCATCAACCGACCATAGTGTTCCATGTCTTTGACGCCGCCCGCCATCACAAGCTCTGTGACTTGGTCTTTTTTCTTACGAACAACGTCAAGAATGAACTGTGCAAGACTTATCTCATTCATATGAGAGATGTACTATTTTTTCTTAAACTTGTCCAGCCCTCTGATGCCTAATGCCGCGCTACATACGAGAAAAACCAGATATTGATACCAGTCTGGCAACTCGTTCAATCTGTCAAAGCCGTTCTTAACGACTTGTTCCATGCCCGGCACAAAAACGAGAACCACCGGTATCAGCACAATCACCGTTACAATTTCGTCTTTGATACTTGATTTTGTAGCCTCTGCCATGATGATCTCCCATTTGGAGTCATGCGTAGCAGCGGTCTTCATGATTTCAGCTTTTGCTTCCGCCTCTGTCTGAGCAAGAGTGGCTTTTGCCTTCTGTTTAGATATCTGTCCTTCTAAAAAAGACCCGGCAAGCGAGGACAATGGCCCTAAAAGAGCTTGAAACATTAGACTAATCCTTCCTAGTAAACTTTTACCAACGTAGGGTCTACTCGTTTGGGCAAGCAGTATGCCGTTACACGGTCTTTGGGGTCAAGATGTTGAGAATACCCATAGTTCCCATATCTTTTCGTAACCTGCTTGGCGTAATAGTTACACTCTACTACAGAATAAAAGTACATGTTCCCGCTCTCTAGCTTACGAAACTCACCTGTTCCCAAGTACACCATAAGCAAAAAGGCGTCGATCATTTACTTTCGGGCCATCCAAGCGGTGGTGCCCATGTACGCCCCTACAATGCCTGCCCCACTAATGTAGAACAAATTACTTATTTCACTTAACGCCGCGATACGTTCGATAGAAACCCAAGGGGTAAACATCGCCGCCGTGAAAACGCCCATACCAATCAAGGTGAACCGCGCCATCCTCAACTGCGCCAAGCTTTTACGCAAATCGCGTTCGGTTTCCCTAATTTCTTTTGCATGTTCTAATTCTTCGTCAGTCACGACGCCGTCGCCGTCCATGTCGTACTGTTCATAAGTGCTTTCATGCTGCAGCTTTTTCTGGGTCATTTTTGACTTTCCCTGATTGCTTTTAACATTTCTTGCACGGTCATTTCTTTTCTAGCTTTTGGGTCGTATTTGCACTGGTACTCTGCAGGAATGTAGTCACTGCGTTTAAAAAACTGGGATTCTATCGTGTTGTTAGCGCCCTTGTAGACACAAACAACCTCTTCCTTGTTGATTTTCTCACACTTTGCTTTCCGGCAAGTGACCATCTGTTCAGCCATGGCAGTGTGTGCTTTCAAAAGCATTACAAACAAGACTAGAGCCCCTGCGCCCAAGCATGAGAATACAATCCACGCCACGATCTCAACAAACTTCCGGCGGCGCTCGCGTTGCCTGTAGAGCGTTTCTTTCCGGCGTTTGCGGATTTGTCCTTCCATGCGGACAAGCTCGTCCCATTTGGACTTCCCCATAGTCAAGGAAATCCATTGCTGTAACTCGTACCGCTGTTGTTGAGCTTTCTTTTTGTTAGCAAAGGTCGTAATAGCTTCTTGCTCTACGCTTTGCCCACCAAACAGCTTTTTAAATATAGGGGGGTTTTTTGCCTCTCGCTCCATCTGATCAAGGTCAGACAAAGCACCCATCCACCGGGATAGGTCAGAGGCCATGGCTTCAATGTCCCGGCCAATGGCAAAGCCCTTTTTAAGGGCCGAAAACGCCGCCGAAGCGGTTGCCATTGCAGATACCGGATCCATTTAATTTTTTACTCACAACCCATGTAGCCACCACCTTTGGTAGCTGCACCCATGCCGCGAGCAGTCATCTGTTTCATCCCAGTAGGGACTTTGACTTCTTTAGCTTCGCCGTATGGAATACGACCCTGCTTGTCAATCTCCGCATACGACTGGGCCTTTGGTGCCGCTGCAGGAGTATTGGTGACAATCTTTACCACGCTCATTCTGCACTCCTTTGTTTCATAAGCTCTCTTTCCATCGCCGCGTTGATACGCGCCGCCGTCTGCTCTTCCTGACTCTGGATGCGCTCGTCAAACTGGCGAGACTTATCCATCATCTGAGCTTCCTTCAGGTTAAGCTCACGCTCTTCCATCATCTTGTCGTTCTCTTCTCTGACCGCGTCAAGCTGCAGTTCCTGCTGTTTCAACTGAACCACAGGATCAGGCTTGCCACCACCAGACAACTGACGACCAAGGTCTTGAACCGTCTTCATGCCCTCTGCCATGAACTGCGCGGCCAAAGCATCAAGCTGTATTTGCGCCTGCGGCGGCAACTGCTGCTCTTGCCCTGTCAAGCCAAGCTGCTGCATGGCCTGCTCTCGTGCCTGTATCTGCACGTGCTGCATGACATGCTTCTGAAGCGACACCGCAACCGCCGGGTTTGTCGCGACCAGAGGTGACCCGGCAAAGACCAAGTGCGCCAAAATGTGCGCCTGATGGCTCTGCATTGGGAAAGCCATAAGTCGTACCCCATCAAGGGCATCCATGTTCTCCTGCGCCGGGTCTTTCGGAACGGGCTGTACGGACTGCTCGTTCTTCAGATACTTGTCAATATCCCGAACACCCAAAGCCTCATACATGTCACGATACACTTCATACATGTTGTGCATCTGTGGAGCCTGTGCCGCCAACTGCATCTTAGTCTGTGCAAGAGCAATCCGCTGCGCCTGTGAGAAAACATTCGGGTTGGAAACCGGAATGACGTCAATCCGGCCATCAAAATCCTTTGCCTTTACCGCCGCGTCTACGCCCTCTAACGCATACGGGTATACCGGCGGCAAGCTCTCGCCCATCACTCTGGCAAGAAGCTTAAACTCTATCTTCATGGCGTAATGAAGGCGCTTATGCACCGCACTCATCACGCGGGAACCCTGCTCCATAAGGGCCAGTGTAGTGCCCACAGCGGCCTGATCGTTGCCGTCCCCTACCTTCATGTCGGTAATGGTCGCAAAGCGCCTACCGGCGTCTACAACGAAGCCTAGAAGCTGGAATAACGTGCCATCTGGCCCCTTGAACGGCAGCGGCATCAAGCTGTCACGAATAGCCCCGCCCGGTGCGTCCACATCCCTGAACTCACCCGGCTGCAACGGATCGTCGTCATCCCTGATCCGTAGGCCGCGAGCCTTGAAACCTGCAGGCAAGTTCGACAACGTACCCGCGTCAATCAACTGCCGCAGTGCCGCCGTCGCAGTACGCGACAACCCACCAATGGTGTGAATCAGACCCAATCCATAAAAACCAAAGCCCGGCAAGAACTTATAGTGAACAAAATACTGGATTTTCTTCTTGTCGGGGTCATCCTCGCGATAATTACGGCGAATGGACAGGATTTGCCCGTTATCCTGACTAATCGTCACAATATACGGCAATTTAATGCCTGTTGGCTCGCCGTCCTCGCCCATATCCTCAAATCCTTCCAGATCCAAGTCGGCGTGACACTCCAACAACGTGCAATCATAGTCTACGGACGACGGTTCAAGGCCCGTGATCCGGTCTAATTCGTCAGATAAATCATCTGTGTCAGACTGTTGCGGCAAAACAGGGATATCCCTGTAAAAACCACCAATCTGACGCTTACGAAGATCGTTCAAGCTCATCCGAACGACGTGCGTAATGTTCGGGCAGGTTTCTAAATCCGCGGTTTCATAGGGAACAACAAGATGCTCCGCAGGAACGAACTTACTAACGGCACGATCAATGCCCTCATCATAGTAAACCTTCTTAAATGTGCTACCCGCCAGCGGCAAATAGAACAGCATCTGGTCAAATTCAGGCGTATACTCTTCCATCACGTCCGTGATGTAATAATTCATAAATTCTTTGACGCGCTGCGCCTGATCAGACGTCTGATTGCTCTGCGAACCGACTATCGCAGTCCGCACGGGCCCTCCCGGCGGCAACAACTCATTGAACGCTTGGGCCTGAAACTGCACAGCAGCTTCCGCCAAAAGGGGATGGGTGACGCCAGAAGCACCTCGAAACGGCTCAGTCCTTTCGGAGTAGTTGAACCCAAGTAATTCCAAACCATTGGCGTAAGCGTCTTCCCATTCTTGGCGACTTGCCTTGTTTGCGTCGTAGTCCGCGGTCAATTCACTGGCAACAGCGCCCAGTTCCCGCTCATCCATGTTTTCTGCCAAGTTTTCGTAGAAATCTCCACTCGGCATCTCTGACATAGGGTCAAAATCGACGACTGCACCGCCCATTTCGTCCAATTCGATGTCAATCTCCGCAGCCTCACCCGACATATCCAACGTGCCGGGGGACTCAAGCTCAATTTCTGCCAGCAATTCTTCGGTTTCTACTTGCGGATTCTGGTTCTCTACAAGCGAAATGGGCTGTCTAGCCATGATAAACCCTCAAAAATTTATTTACTGTACCATATAAGGTATAAAACCGGCAACGCCGCGATCTAAGTCCCGTGATCCGCGGTTAGAAATCACCGGACCGCCGTCCTCGTACAATTTGGCACCGGGCCGCGGACCAAGGCGCATTCTGTCCACAATGCCTTCATAAAGATCCATACTAGCGCCCGTTAATTGACCACCACGTCTGGCGCGTTCAATAACCGCATCTTTAAAGGCAGAATAAGTATTATCCGATGCGAGTCGAGCGTCTAACCTTGTTGGCCTAGTTACATCTAAAGCGCCTTCATTAGCAGCCTCTTTGAGTACACTAATCAATTGATCCCGCTCATCGCGGTACTGCCGATAAAGTTGATTGTAAGCTTGAGCTTGACGGCCCTTGTTTATTTGACCTGAAAAAGCTCGCTCTCTGTTGGTGTTACTATTGTAAATCTGCATCAAGACAGGGCGTAGATTAGCTGTGGTTATTTGCGCGACTCTATCCTCAAAAACATCTCTTGGGGCGTGTATTTTGTTCAGCGCATAAGATACATCTGATTTCATCTGTAAGAACTGCTTTTTTAAATCACCTTCTAAGAAAGCTTTAGGGGAACCCACATCTGGGAAAGGATCCCCTGTAGCCGGAAGCGAATTGCGTCTAAACACACCGTCACTGTCGATGTATCCAAACAACTCTACAATTGCTTCTGCGTTTGGTGTTTTCAAAAATCTGTCTGTAAGTTTTTTCGGGTCCGCCGGTTTGTTGCCTAATAAACCTGTTTGGAAAAGCCGCCCCATCCTTGCCATTTCAATTCTAGTCAAAAGACTGCGCTGCTCTTCGTTAAACATTTGGAAAAAATCTTTTGTTTTCAACTCAATCGGCAATCTTTCATCATTTGGAACTCTAAACTCAAAAAATTCCCCATATTTAGCAGCGGGCCCAGTAAGTGAATTACGTAAAATTTCAGTTTGCGTGTCAGCACCTTCTTGACGAACCGCACGTTTGTAAGGGCCGTTCTCTAAAAGATATTGAGTTCTTGAAAACTTGTCCGCCGCGTTGAGCAAACGCCCGCCAGAGACAGGATAAGTCTCGGTAAGGTCAATGGCCCCGTCATTTTGACTTTGAAACAAGCGTGTCGCAAACTTACCTAGTTGAGTTTCGATGTATGACAAATTCTTCTGACCAATACCGGCAGGATTTTCTACCGCAAGCGCCATGCTTTTGACGGCTGTGTCTAACTTGGTGTTGGACGGGTCACCATCAGCGTCTAAAAATTCTTGCACTACAGCCCTCTCGGCGGCTGTGACGGCGTCTCGTTCAAAATTCAAAGCAGTGACAAGATCCTCTTCTTCTCTGTCTGTTAGCTCGCGAACGTTCATAGAGTGCGCGGCATCCTCTGCAATATGTATCTCGCTTTCGTTGTATTTTGTATTTGGTTTTTTCAACAAAGGTTTGTCAGGATCATACGCCGCCAACAAATATTGAGACGGCGATAGATTTTGCACGTCGTGCATTGTTAGTTCGCGCGGTGCGTAAACAGGATAGCCATCATCATCGATCACACCTGTTTTTACAAAAAGCTCTTCTTTCGGCTCGACGGCAACCATTCCCTCTACGCGGTCCGCGGCGCGTTTAGGAGAATCGGACATTGTAAATGTGGACAACGACAGCACCGGGTCTGTTCCGATTGAAAAGCCGGGACGATAAATCTCTGCACTCGACGCGCGTTCATCAGACACAATGTTTCTAATTCGGTTACTTAAACCAAACTCTTTGACCAGATCACCCAGAGTCATGTTTGCACCTGCGGCGGCTCCGATTACATTCGGAGAAATTGTGTAACGCTCAGATGGGGCGACTTGTACACCGCCTTTGTCATAAAGAGACGCAATTCCGGCGCTACGACCCCCGCCATAAAAGGCTTCTACCAAGCTGTCTGGGACACTTTGCATTCGATCATAGAATTTGACGCCATGAGCTAGTCCCTTAATACCGCCCTTACCGCCGCCAAGTGAGCGCACAGTGACGGGTCTGCCGCCTCTTCCGCCGCCCAACATACCTACCGCAACGCCGTCACCGTCGGCCATTGCCTTGATGCTTCGTGCCGTGCCGTAAGCTATTGGGGATGTACTGGCAATTAACAAGCCCGTAGGATCAAAACGGTCATAGGTGTTTGTTTCGGGATCAAAGGTATCCGCAACGCCGGTGGTCGCTACTTCCATACCTTTTTGAATTTCTCCCGCCATGCCCTCAACTGCACCGGCGACACCGGTTTTTGCTGATTCTACCGGGTCGTCCATGAAAGCTTTGAAAGCGTCGATGCCCGATGTGATTATTTGCGGGGTAGTAAAACCTTCAAACGCATACGTCCCCGGCTTTACCAGAGAGTAACCCCCCATATCGTCGATGGTCACAGATTTCCGGGGCTCTACAACAGAAAACCTTGTCGGCGACAGCAAAGATAGAAAGCTATATATGCCCCCGCCTGCATCAGCTTCGGGCAATCCTACAATGGTTTCTTCTTTTTCAGCCATAATACGAGCGTACCTGAGTATAGTTGTCCTCGTCTATGTCCCAATCATCCGTAGGTAACGATACGAAATTACCCTGACGGTATCGCATCAGGGCTTGGGTCATACTATCGACAAGGTCATCATACTCACCATTGGGGAAAGCCGCAACTTCCTCAATAAGCTCGTCCGCAAATGTCTCATCCGGGGCATACACCATACCTGCCTCAAACAAAGGAGATACAGAATGGACACGCGACACCTTATCGTTGCCGCGAGATGGCGTAAAATTCACAACAGGAATGCCCATGTTGCGTAGTTCGTGTGTCAAAGGAGTCCCTGACGCCTTCGCTTCCACGATTACAGTATCAGGTTCCCAAAACTGATAGCTTTCGTAAGCTTCTGCTTTCAACTCTGGAAAATCCCACCGTCCCTTCTTGCTATCCAGCAAAATGACCGCCGGGGGCCCCCCAATTTCTTCCGGGCGAAAGACGCCCCACGTCGTTATCGCGCTGTAGTCAGCACTCTCCCTTTTGGAAAACGCCGTGTCGTAACTCTGAATGACGTATTCAAGATTAGGTACTTCTGTCTTTTCCCACCGCTGCCACCACTCTCGTGGGATAATTGCGTTCTCTTCACCGGTAGGACGCTGCTGATACTGCGCGTTCCACTTCGACGGCGGGATAGATGCCTTAACTCTTTCAAGATCGTCTTTTGACCAAAACTCCGGCCAACAAGGTTCCTCGTCGTCCATAATTGCAGGAAGTTCCACAACTTCCCACTGATCCGCTTTCTCATCTTTACCCATTTGACGGATAAGCTGGCCGGTCAGATCCTTTTCCGACCACCGTGTCATAACCAAAATGATGGCCCCGCCGGGCTGCAGACGCTGTCGGGGGCCCCCTGTGTACCAATCCCAGTCGTTGTCAAACCCCGACGCCGACATAGCAGTCTGCTCAGAATGAGGATCGTCAATGATAATTAAGTCACCGCCACGACCAGCAAGGTTACTACCGACACCAACCGCGTAGTACATGCCGCCGCGTGATGTATCCCACCTACCTGACGCCTTTGAATCCGCCGACAGCTTCGCTTCGGGGAAGATTTCAGAGTAGTCCTCTCGCTCCAAAAGGTTCTTAACCTTACGGCCAAAAGACACTGCAAGCTCTGTGGTGTGCGTTGCCTGAATGATTTTCATCGCCGGGTTCTGCCCAATGAACCATGCGGGCAGAAGATAACTGGCAAACTCAGACTTTGTGTGACGCGGGGCCATATTGATGATCAAACGCTTCAATTCGCCCTTGGCTACGCGCTCAAACTTCTCTGCAATGATGCGGTGATGCTCTCCTGCAATGAACTCCGGCCAGACCGATTTCACAAAGCCTAAGAAATCATTCTGACAGTGTTCAATGCGATTTAATTGAGCTAGTCGAAGCTGTAACTTGACTACTTTATCTTGGATTTCGTCGCTCATAATAAGCCAGTAAACCTAATTGCGGTTGACCTACTTTATAGGGGCCCCTGAAGAAAAGTCAGGATACACTATTTATCCCATATTGATATCGTTTTTTGCAGTATTGTTTGCGAAAAACATGGACTTTGACGTCGTCTGCCACAGGCGCGGGGCTCGTTTTGAGCGTTTTGTGTGCTATGCCCCTGTTTTTATTGCTAAAATTAAGTTTACCGGGGCCCCGTGATCAATCTGGACCGAACAATTTTTAAAACCCGCGGACCGCGGGCCATGCATGGCCCGGCGCGATTTTCCGGACCGCTGCCGGCGCAATTTGTGCCGCGGATCACGATCCCCAGTCCCCGGATCACGGGCCATGCGCCGGTGTCATAAGTTTAAAAACATGGGCGGGCGGGGCGCGGGGCAAGTTTGGGGAAAATAGATATTTTGCGGGATTGTTCGCATATGTTGTGCGCGACGGGCTTTCCTGCAGCTGTTTCACGTCTAGATGTGGTGCGGGCAAAAATAAAACCCGCCAAGCGCAATGCCCGGCGGGTTTTGTGTTTTATGCGGCTTCAAGTGATGCGCGGCTAATTGCTGTCCAGTCGGATTGCTTCATTTCTAAAACACGTCCGCCCAAACGCTGCCAATCATCAATATCATCCGGTTGCACCATGGGATTACCGGATGCGTCCCGCATTTGCGGCACGGCTGTTATGGCATTCATCAGCGTTGCACGGCTGACTGGTTCGCCAACATATCCATCCTGCGCCCGCGTTTGCACTAATCCCTCAAGAACAAGAGACCGGCGTTTTTGCGGAATACCGAGGATTGATCCCATTTTATCAACGGCTTTTTCGGTATACGTGCCCTCGATGACGTCCGCGGCTGCGTCCTTCATTTTCTGCAGTATTTCGTCAAAGCTGTCCCGGCTGCTGAAAGCCCGCACCATGTCCCGCAATTTCAGAGACATTGCTGCGTTATCGGCTTTCTTTGCTTCCTCGGTTAGGACTGACCAGACGTCCGCGTCCCCGCGGCTGCTGGTCAAATGCGGGGACCGGATTTTATTTTCGGTCTGCATCCCATTAAGGCAAGCCAGCGTCCAGTTGATTTGTGCAACCTGAATTGATCCATGGCCTGTTTCTGAATTGCTAATGAGCAGGCCAAGCGCCATCAGATCACCAACCTTTGCACCTTCCCCGACAATCGTATTTGATTTGAAACGGGCCATTAGTTTTTTATCGGTGCTATGCCAATTTTGAAGCTGCCAACCCGCGTTATCCTCATCATTCGCTTTGATCAATTCCGGTATGGCCGTCTCGATCAAATCCAAATTGTCATAGGTTTTAAACCTATCCGATAACATGGCGCGGGCTGTTCCGGTTCTTTCATCATCCATAAACGTCCGCAATAAACGCGGCTTGGGTTCTTGTTGCCAAATCGCATTGATTAGGCCGTCCCATTGTTCAGGATAATTATCAGACAACCGGCGGGCCGTCCTGACGTCTATTTCGGCTGTTTTGGCGATACCGTCAAAACAAACGCCGTTAACGTCAAGCTGGCGGGTTGGTTCCCCGCCCTGCCCCTCTAAAAAGATTGCTGTTTGCTTCCCGTTTCCATTGTCCCGCGTCCGGTATTCCATCTGACCAGTGTTGGCCTGATAATCAACCGACCGGCTGTTTTGCTCCATAACGTGACGCAAAAGGGTTTCCATGTCGCGGTTCGCATTGTCGATATTTTGCAGCATGTCTTTAACTCCATTTTAAAAGGTTGTTTGGTTTTGCATAATATGGGGCTGCTATGTGGTGTCCCTGCAGCGGGCCCGGACTAGCACGGGGCGGGGGGTGCGAACATCAACCGGAAAGGGGCAAGGGATAAACAAAAAACGCAATTTGAAAATCCCGACCAAAACGATCTCGCCTAGTCAATTGGCAGATTATGCGATTGATCTGGTAAATGCAAACGTATTTTTAAAAAGAGAAAACCCGCCGCGCCGGGAAGGCGGGCGGGCTGCAGCGGGGCGGGCGTTCTATTCTTTCCCGATATCCCCGGCTATGTGGTGCCGCAATATTGAACGGGGCGGCAAGTTGCGGGCGAACTCTCGCAATGTTTCCCCGTCTGGCTTTGCCTGCGTTTGGCCCGGCATGCGCCGCCAATGAATGGCAACGTTACCCGTGCCCGCATAACATCCGCCCTGCGTATGGCTATCGCCTGCCCGGTTTTTGTCCGTCCCGTGCGCTGTGAACGTAATTACATAATCGCGATTTAAACGGGCGCATAACGGGCCGTCGCGCCCGCCGCAATCCCCGCATCCTCTAATTGCGCCGGTTTCTTCCGGGCAGCGCACAAATTGAACGCCATCAATTGTCCGGTTTTTTTGCGACTCTTGCCAAAATGATTGCGGCACAACTGTTACCATCGGAAAGGACCATTGATCCGGTGGGGCTTTCCGCATTGCATTTTTTAAAAACGCTGCTGTTTCCGGGTTGGCGGTGCTGTAATTAATGACGGTTTTGATTGGGCTTAATTTATGCGCCCAGTGCATGGGGCTGAAATGGGTATATGTGAAGCTGTAACCCGCCCGCGGCTTACTATCTAAGACGGCGTCCAGATAATCATGGTCAATCTGTCCCGCGCCGCATCCCTTGCCTGACGGGTTTAACTCGCAATCCGCCGGGCACGTGCCATACATGTTTTCATTACCGCTGCGATAGGTAACGGCGCATCCTTTCAGTTTCTTGGCGGTGCTGATTTCAACTGTCTTTAACATTTTTAAAATCTCCGGTTATGTAAGACTGATCCCATACTAAAGCGCAAAATAAAAAAGGCAAGCGCAAGCCTGCCTTTTGTCTTTATTTTTTCCGCCGTCGTTTTGTTGGCTCAATGCTATATCGGCTTTTTATTTTGTCCGGGTCTGGCGATCCCCAAAACAGCCAATAATAAAGGCGCGACAATATCCACATTTAATAATTACCGGCGGCGCAGACTTCCATGTCCAGCTTTCCAGAATACCGGCGGCGTTTATCGCCTTTTATAATCTGCTCGGCTCGGCGGGATGCCTTTTCTAAACTGACGTCACGGACGGCAAAATTAAAATCCCGCATGTTGCCGCTTGTTGTGCAGTAACTGCCATTTGCCCAGAATAATTTAACGTCCGGCGTCGGGTTATCAGATATTCTTTCAACCACGACGTCCCCGTTTTGATCTCTTTTTATTCCGACAAGTATATTAGCCGGTTCAGCCTCTTTTGCCTGCAGCATGACATCCACACTGTCCCACCATTTTTCTTCTGCAGCCTTTTCCATATTTGCAAGCGACAGATACTCGTCAAAGTACATGTCAAACTCAAACGTGCGTATTTCACGAACGCGGAAGGTAGCTTTCTTCATTTCGTTTATCTCCCATTGTTGGTGCGTATAAGATAGTTCTTACAATGGGATTGTCAAACGGAAAAACTGCTCCCAATCAATCGGGGCATCTATTTTAAAATGCGGTTTTAAAAGAAGCCCGCGGTCAACAAGCTCAACCGCCTGATCCGCACGATAAACGTGGGCGTGTCGATCCTTGCAGCGCACAATGATAAACGACGCGGTATGCTTGTGCTGCTCCATCCATGCAACCTGATGAGGCGACAACCGAACAGCAACGCCGGTTGCAGTTTTTAGTTCCCAAAAAGAAAAGTCCCCTGTCTCGCCGCAAACGACAAGATCGGGGACGCCTTGGGATGCCCAGCTTTCTATCCGCGTGAGTCGGACGTCAGGACGGTGCTTCTTTTGATTCTTCTTTATACTCTGGTAGAAGCTCGCTTCCAGATTCTTCGGCGTCTTTTTCGACGGGCGTGATATCGATAACGGAAGATCCATATTGCTTTTTAATCTCTTCTAGTTCCTTCATCACTTCATCACGGCTCATGCTATCAATAGACCCGTGCCGCACTTCAGATTTGCTGATGTAGATATCCCCGTGTGCCTGCCCCCGGCGGTACTCGGCTTGAACGGCGGCAGAGTAAGCCCCGTTGTCCAACGCCTCATCACGTATGCGCTGAAGATCACGGACATGACGATGGTAGGTGATTGCGTACCGTTCGTTCAGTTCGTCCCGATACATCTTGATTGCCTTGGCGACATTCGGGTGTTTATGAGGGTTCAAAAGTTCAGAAGCTTTGACCGACGCGCTCTTTTCAGAGAAACCAGCGTTTAAAGCGCATTGCTTCTTACTAATCATACCGTCGTTAGAAACGTATTCCTTAACGAATTTCTTTTGCTTTTCAGAAAGCGGAGAGTCAGGTGTCAGGCGCGGACGCCCAACGGGCTTCACTTTTACTATTTCCATTGCATGCCCCTCATTGAAATCATTCCAAATATAAGGGTAAGCCAACGCTCAATACAAGCTGTTACACCTCTAATTTCGCGTTACAAGAAAAAGTTACGAGATTTGCCTTCTTTATATAGGGATTTCAACGATGTTACACTTTTCACATTTTTCACAGCACTGTGTGAAGAAAAAAAATTATTTTTTTTTCTGGCCCTATAGAAAAGTTAGGATTTTTGAAAGCCTTGGTGACCGTGGATTTGAGCGTTACATAATTGGTTTTTCAAAAGTGTAACAAAGTAACGCCCCGCCCTAAGAAAGGACGAGGCGTTACAAACCAAACAACACGGAGAAAGTTGCCACCGTTCGTGAACCGTAGTCCGCGATCTCCGCCTCGTCAAGTCTTATTCATCATTCCTTGCAACTTTTAGTGTTGCGGAAGCTTCGACGATTTTATGGGGTATTCTCATTCGTGCTTTCATCATCAGGGACTGCGCTTCGTGCAGTTTACTGATAGCTTCGTCGAGGAAGGGCTTTTCGCCCGGCAGTGCGTCCAGCCACAGGTCATTGACGGCGTGGATGGAGTTAGCGAGCAGCGCGGCTGCTTCTTGGTGGTCATTTACACTATTCATCGTTCAACTCCTTAACTGACAGGATTTTTTGCGCCTCAAAGGTCATGCGGACATGATCTTCGCTCCATGCGTATGCCACGATTTTGCAGATGCTAGATTGAAAGCTATTATGCTCCCAGACATATTCGATCAGATACTTTTTCATTCCCAGTACACTCCCAGTGTTTCGACGCGGATACATACCGCTTCTTCGTTTATGGGCATATCTTCCCAGAAAATTTGGGTAGCTGCGACGTGGCATTCGGCGAGGGTTTCAAAGACGCCTCGATTTTTAAACTTAAAGTCTTCGATGCCCACCGCCGTTATCCACAGCAGCACCCAGCTAACCGTCATTTTTCTTCGGGCGTCCGCGTTTCTTGGGCGCGGGCTCGTTTTCTTCTGCCAGCACCCAGTTTCCCCAAAACTGTGGCCGTCCGTCGTCATCGACGCCCGGCGCAAATTTTAAAATTGAATACAGCTTGTGGACGAGGTCTTCCATTTGCGAAAGATGTGATAGGTTAAGGTCTTTCATCTCTTCCGCATAAGTGACTGCTGCACGTAGTTCGTTATGTCCTCGCAGCAGTTCCCGGCGGGCGGCTGCGTCGATGGTGAAATCCCCTGTCGTGGGGCTCAAATGACTGTTTGCCATTGGTTCTCTCCTTTTGTTGATCCGGTCATTATGGGAACCGTCCCATACAAGTCAAGCAAAAAAGTAGTTAACCAAATTCAAGTTAACCTACATTAGAATCATTCTAAAGTGTTTCACGTGAAACATTGATTTTACGCCCGCGGGCGCGGAATACTCAGCTGAAGCCTGCGACAATATGTCGCATTGACCGTATGGGAGTTATCCTTTAAGATAGTAGGGTAGCTCGAAATAGGGCTATGGGCTTTCGGGCCCGGAATGTTTCACGTGAAACATTCGCTATTTGACATCGTTAACCAAACAACCAATGGAGGTCAGTATGTCTGACACCAATCCGTCTTTCCTTGCCATCATCTTTATTGGGTGCGGAAGCTCTTGGGCTTACGGCTCATCGGCTGACGAAGCTGCCACCAGTGCAGCGAGCATTCTTGTTCGTGACTGGAGCAGCTTGTACACCTTCAAGGATGAGGTGCCGGTCAACATCTTCGATGTCGAAGATTACGACGGGTTCCACGCCACCCATCAGGGTGTGTTCGGAACCAAGGATGATATCCCCGACGACGAAGGGGTAGCGTTGGAGTGCCTTGAAACGAGGCTAGTGCCAACGCCCCCGCAGCCGCGGAGATAAGACCTACGCCCCCTACCTACGGTAGGGGGTAGACCTCCCAGCCAACAAAGGAGAAAGTAAATGGCTGAATTAAACGACACTGAGTTGAGCGTAATGTGGGAAGCTTTGAACTCTGTCTACTTTACAGATCAGAAGGGGACAGATGCTCACCGCAAGCTCTTGTTGAAATACCGGCGGCAGGTTGCAAAGCAGCTTCACGGCGGTGCTATTGATCCGGCTGATGTTGAGTGTGGTACGCTTGAACATTACAACGATCTTCGTGCTAAGAGCCGTCAGAAGGCGAAAGAGCTTGATATCAAGATCACAAAGGAAATGTCTAATGGCGCTTGATATGGAAATCTGGCTTTCAAAATACGACCACAATGGAGCCAACTTCACCTGCAATATAACTGGTAGGAAGTTTTACCTTGGCAATGAGCCGGGGCTCTACGGCGGCATGGTCTTCTATGAGGACGACGTCGATAACCCCATCATGCGCTTTGGCCGCAACTACAAATCAAAACGTAGTACGCGGATTGCAAAGATACTTGAATGGTTTGAGGACCGTGAGGAGTTTCACGGTGGCCTTGTGGCAGTACGGGCGAAGAAAAAATAAAGGAAGGGCGGTCAATGACCGCCCTTTTTTAATGCCGTGTTTCGTGTTCCAAGGTGTGTTTTGCGATTTCTTTGGCAACACCGACAAGCTCATCGACATCAGTTTCTTCGGAGCATGCCTGCAGGGCGTACTGCATCAGTGCGGTCATCACGCCCAGAATGACGATTGGTTCGTGTTCCGCGGCCTGTGCATCGACGTGCTTACCTATCAGGTCAAGAGCTTCGACACCCATTTCGTGGCCCAGACCGAAGTCTCCGCCGGTGGGGTCAAGCTCTACTAATTCGCCATAGTCGGGTTTATTGATCATCCATTTCTCCGTGGTTATGGCCTTTATATGAGAGTGTTCTCACATTCGTCAAGAAAAAAGGTTGACGCCGTATGGGATAGCTCCTATCTTCTAAAAGTCACGTAACGACAACTAAACGAGAGAAAGATGCAGATCATCAAAACACAATCTGAAAAAGAAACCGAAGTCAAAAACTTGGAGAAGTTTCTCCGCAAGTCACCAACGAACAGTGTGGTGATGGAATTTACCCCGTCCTTGGCAGAACACATTCTGTCTAAGCTTAATATCGGGAATCGTCCTCAAAAGCCGCAGCGTATCGTAGATTACGCCAAAGACATGGCCGCACACAACTGGTCATTGACTGGCGAGACAATCTGCTTCGGCGACAACGGGCGTCTTCTGGATGGTCAGAATCGTCTGGCAGCTTGCATACGGGCCCAAACGCCATTTAAGACGCATGTCATTTTTGGCATTGATCCTGCAACGTTCCACCACATGGACACAGGAAAAAATCGCGGCGGGGACGATATCCTCGCAATCATGGGTGTACCGAACTCCGGCAAGGTGGCCGGTGCAATGAAGATGATACGTGCTTGGAAGCGTGGTGTAACGAACACGCAGGGCACCGTATCGAACCAGATCATTAAGGACATGTACCTTAATGACATTGACGAAGAGCTTATGCAGCGGGCGATTAAGGCAGCTAAGAACGTTTACAGCGTGATCAGCTACCCGATTGGTCAGACGGCGGCGCTTTACTACATTGCCAGCCAGAACGACGACGAAGAGCTTGTGGCTAAGTTTTATTCGGAGCTTCGCGTCGGCGGATCAGGGACCAGCAAGTATCAGCCGTCCCGTCACCTCGTCGAAACATTGACGCGGATGAAGATGAACCGTGAACGGCGGATCACGTCACACGATTATAGTGTGATGCTCACGCGGGCTTGGTACAATTTCAAGCACAAGAAGCGGAGCAAGAAGGCCGACATGGAAGTGTACCTCGACGACAAGCTGATGGAAATCTAGTGCGTTACCGGGACGACATGACGCTTGAAGAGTTTAAAAAAGCTCTTCAAGCTATTCGTCTGAAGGCACTGGAGATACCACAACCACCACCACCAAAGCGGGGGCCGGAGATCCGTTCTTTAAAAAAGAAGACTCCGGCGGCTCGCGGTAGATTTTTTGGGAGCGGTAAATGTTGAGACTGATGCTTTACTCAAAGTGCAAAGAATGCGGAGCGAAAGCGGATACAGCGTATGGCAAGATATTTTATTGTGCCGATTGCTGGATAAAGCTTTTCTCAGCCTCTGCGAAAGGTTTGTCCTGCATCAAGCTGGACGCACAAACGCCTAAATTATAAAGAGCTTCCTGCATAGGATTGTCTGAAGCCTTACCACGGCCTGTGAGGAAAACCTCACAGGCTTTTCCTGTTTCTGGGTGGTAGCTGACGGTTACGGATAGTCCCATTCCTACGTCTTCGGTGACACATGGGCGGCGGTTTGGCAAGTCTGACATGGTTTTCTCCTTATTGTGATATTCGACGATAAGGGCAAAAAACATGAAGTTCTAGCCTTGACCTTTCTTTTTTATTTGGTAGCCCTCTGCGCGGCAAAACACGTCGAACATGACGCGCAACTGACCGGAGATGCTCCTGTTTTCCATCTGTGCAATCTGCTTAATCCCGCGGTAAATATCCATCGGGACTACGATTGATTTCCACTTTTCGACATCCATAACACCCTCTACTGGTAAGATTATACTCTGAGAGAATATAAGACTTTATGCTAATGATTGCAACAAAAAACCCCGCCGGAGCGGGGTTTGCTTAAATGTCCCTGTCTTCTGGTTCAAGGAGGATAAATCCTCTAACAAGGGAGTTTTAAGCTTCAGAAAAGGTTCAACCTCTCTGAATTTGGTAAAAAGACGCTGATGTGTCTCCCTCAACAAGAGTATGAATGATGAAGGCATTACACAATACTGTCAACAAAAAAGGCCCCGCCGGAGCGGGGCCAGTCTAGTAGGGAGGAATACCATCAAACTACATCGAATCGCCCCAACTGGAGCCCATCTCAATGTCCGTCTGCATCGGTACTTTTAAATCTATTGCATCGCACATGATTCCGGCAAGTTTTTTTGCTTCCGCTTCGTCGGCGACACTGAAGGCTAGCTCGTCATGTACCTGCAGCAGGGGCAGCACACCGGCTTTGTAGATGTCTACCATTGCCTTCTTCGTCATGTCGGCGGCAGACGCCTGTATGAGCCTGTTAAGCGCCTTGTAGGCATATGCCCGCTGCAGGCTGACGTTGGGCCCGTAATAAGCTTTGGCTTCCTCGTAGGGCATTGCCTTGTGCATGCCGAAGCTCTGCGGCTCAAAGTCAGGGAATCGGCACTTACGCCCCAACAGGGAGCGAATAGAGCCTTCTTTGTTGCCATTCTGCACACGCTCTTGCACCGCCCGCATCAGACGCTTCACAAAGGGGACGCGGGTGTCATACTGCGTCATCAGTTCCTTTGCTTCGTCCTTTGACAGGTCAAGCTGGTCTGCGAGCTTGCCGACGCCCATGCCATACATCATGCCAAGGTTGATGGTCTTTGCCTGCTTACGAGGGATATCGGCGATACCGGCCACCATGTCATGGAAATCCATGTCAGGGTTGTTGGTATAGCCGTCCACAAACTCATCTACCCGCGGCATCTCTTTGCCGGTGGCGTCTTGAAACGCCGAAGCAAAGTGAACCAAGATCCGTGGTTCCTGTTGCGAGTAGTCTATAGAAGCCCACTTGTGCCCTTCTTCGGGTAAGAAGACAGAGCGGATCAACGGGCCAAGGTCCGGGTGCCGTGCAGGAATCTGCTGCAGGTTGGGGTTCGACATCGATATGCGCCCAGATACTGTGCCGCCGTCATCGGACCTGATCTGATTGATATGGCCGTGGACGCGCCCATCCTTGCCGACGTGCTTTAAAAGCCCGTCCATGAAGGTGTTCTTGCTCTTGTTAAACTCACGCGCTTGCAGAATTGCCTTGGGCAGATCATGAGAGTGTGTGGTCAGAAAGGCTTTGGTGAAAGACGGCGCGTTCTTTTCAGTCTTGGGGTAACTGATATCAAGTTTATCGAAAGCTTTGGCTATGGATTGCGCGGCCCATATCTCTATATCGAAGCCGACCAGAGTCTTAATCTGCTTCAGCGCAGCTTTCTCTTGCTTCAGCATAAACTGGCTGGCGCGTTCCATTGCGTCGGTGTCCACGCGGATTCCGCGCAGAGTCATGTCCACAAGGCATGGCAGCAAGTCTCGCTCCAGCGTATGGACGGTAGTGAGCCCCTGCTTGCCTATCTCAACTTTAAAATATTTCCACAACTCCAGCGTCAGTTCGGCGTCGGCGGTGGCGTACTCCCCCACAAACATGGCGGGCATCTTCCACATTTCGGACTTGGGGTCCAAGCCAAAGTCCTTCGCCGCCTGCACCAGACCCTTTTCGGACTTGGTCTTGTTCAGGTGGTCATAACAAACAGAGTTGAGGCTATAACTAAATCTATTTTCGTCTAACAGCGCAGCAACGACCATCGTGTCGATGATGTGGCCGTTCACTTCAAAGCCGCTCGCTTTGAGCCATCCCAGATCATACTGTGCGTTGTGCATGATTTTGTCGGCGGGGCAGGCAAGCACCTTCTTCATCCAGTTATTGACGATGCGCTTGTCGAGGTTGCCGCCGCCAAGGTGGGCGATTGGTAAGTAACCGCTCCAACCGTCACAGGCGACGGCGTAACCTATGATCTCCCCGTCATTACGAGGCCAACCGGGGCCCAGCGTCTTCAGGTTCGGGTCACGTGTTTCCAAGTCGATAGCGATTTCTTTTCTATCGGTGATGTCAGGCAACTCTGACGGCGGTGTCCAATCAGTCTTCTGATTGAACATCACCAGTTGCAGACCGTGATTCTTCATCGGGCATACGCCTTTCTTCAGACAGCAGATTTAAAAGATGTCTCGCTAGCTCTTGGCCTTGGAATGGAGTTATTTCGTAAACGTGATATTCGTCCCCAAGCTCGCTGTCCTTTGTTAGGACAGCGAGATTAAGGGCACCCTTCTTTTGAAGACTACAGTAGACGATGTGCTTCTTCATTTCTTCGCCTTTGGTGGACGCCCCCTTTTCTTTGGGGCAGCTTTTTTCTTTGAAGGTGCCTTTTTAGCAGGAGCTTTGCCCCCAACCCAAGCCTCATTAAAGGTAGGCGTTTCGATATTGTCCCCCCGCAACCTGCCAAATTGGTCACGGGCTCTTTCCGGCGGTTCCACAAAGGTGGGGAAGAACAGCTTCAAGAATTTTTTAAACATGCTTTCACTCCTCATGTTGTTGCTCGCTCATATCTGATAGCTCCTCAAGCCATCCATGGGCGATACGATGTACAAGCTTTCCTTTGCCCGCGTGACGCCGACATAGAAAAGCCTGTGTAAATCATCCATCATGCGTCTTCCTTCTAGCGTGTTGGATGAAACTGCTTGGTCAGATGCGTGGGATATGTCCGTGTACAGGACGACGTTGTTTGCCTCTCCACCCTTCGACCCATGTATTGTCGATACCTTGATCCGTGGTTCGTGTCTCAGGTTCTCCCCGCGGCGTAGCAGGGCGGACACGTAGGTATTCAGATGCTCTGGCACGTTGTTCATTGCTTCTTGCCACGGCATGTCGCCGGTAGCTAGCAGCCCGAAATCCGTTTGTAGTGTCGTTAAGTTGTATGTGCTTTTCACGTCGATGTTCGACAAAGCTTTAAAGCCGCGCTTAATACGGCTGCCGGATTTCATGTAGTAGTAGAGATTTCGCGCAGACATGGCGTCGATCTCACCACCCCCGCACAGGGCTTCCCATGCAATCAACGCCGAAGCCAGCTTCTCGCTAATGCTCTTACTGCCGCGGTTCTCAAAGAAATAGCCGTGTATCTTCAGTTGCTCACATATGTCGTTCAGCATGTAGTTGCACTGCGCCATGACTAGCCACTCGTCGCTGCTAAAGCGTTTCATATCCGGCATAAACACACGCTCGACCCTGCCGACCATTTCTTTCGGGCGGTATTTCTTTGGGCGGCGAGTCTGGATTCGGTTGACGATCCGCGTGGCGATCTCATGCACCTTTGCAGGAATCCGGTAGGATTGCGACAGCACCTCTGACCCACTTTCGACTCCAAGGAAATGCTCTACATTGGCACCGGCCCATCGGTAAATAGCTTGATCGTCGTCACCGGCGGCATACATGCGGCCTGCGTTGTCGTTCAAAATATGTGCCACTTCCCACTGCAGCGGGGACAAGTCCTGCGCCTCGTCAAGGAAGACCATGCTGAATTTAGGACAGACCCGTGAGCCGTGTTCCGCGAACCATTCAAGGATGTCGGTGTAGTCGTAAAGGTTGTTTGCGCTTTTAAAAGCTGCGTATGCCTCGTTGATGTACTTGATCGTCGTCAGCGGCTCCTCGACGGCGCTTTCGCGGTATGTGACCTCCACATCTTCTTTCTTCAGCCGCGCAAGCTGAATCAGTTGCATGATCGGATTGTCGCGAGAGTTGGAACCGATATCATCTTCGTGATCGTCTACGCCCTTTGACACGAGGTTGAACCCCACACTTTTGCCGAACTCTACAAGATGCTCAGAGCCCATGAGGTTGTTCTTGTCGATGTCGGAAAGGTGGTAACAGAAGCTGTGCAGCGTCCTGAAGAAGTTCAAGTCTTTCTCAAGATCCAGTTTAAACTGACGTGCAGCCCGCTCCCGCGCTTCTCGCGCAGCTTTGCGCGTAAACGCCAGAAAGGCTATTGAGCTTGGCGCGGTGCCGTCAGCGATAGCCTTTTCAACCATGTTCAGCAGGGTGGTTGTCTTACCTGTTCCCGGTGGGCCGTATATGACAAACATCAGAAGGGGATATCCTTTTCATTGACGCCGTAGTCCGGCGGGCTGATGTCGGATATGCCTTCTTCAAATGAAGGGATTTGCCACACGCGCACGACGCGACCCTTGATGCGAAGCACCGTAGACTCACCGTTGATGTCCCGTAGGCGTTGGGCAATGCGGTGCGTTTTAAACTCAAAGAACCGCTGCCTCTTCAGATAGTTTTCAAAATCCTTGAGCCGGAAGAACGTCAGGCTGTTGTCCTCGTCTGTCCATGGGCGGCGAAGCAGTATCTCTTCCTTGTCGGCGGCGGTCTGCATGTTGCGGCAGAAATCTTCAAGATACTCGTAAAATGCGCCGTCAATAGATGCGTCGGTACTGGCTTCAATGACGCCGCCCTCTGTCTCTGTCATGTCCCGAAGCAGCGCCGCCACGCGGTTCTCCCAAACAGGCTTGCTGACTGTCGGCGGCATGACGTTAAGCTGTTCGATACAAGACCGCTGGAAGCTGGACTGATTCTGCAGCGCGTCGGTGTCTAGCTCTAAAGGCTCGCCGTTGACATCCATAAACCATATCGGCGGCTTGGAGTTGTACTTGCGAAGGTTTGCCACTGTAGCTGCAGTGCCTACGTTACCCACCCCGTAACGGCGCGTCAGGCACCGCTCACGGTCACAATGATCATTGATGGGGGCATCGTTACACTTGTAGGCGTAGTCGCGCCTCTGAAGCTGCCTAGCGATAATATTTACTTCAGCCAGCGGCAACGGCGGCTGGAAATGTTCCATGTTGTACCGCATTAGTTCGTCTTCCCACGAGTCGGGAGAAAACTTTCTCAGGTACACACCTATGTTAAACAGCCCATTATTTCTTGTGCCTTCGGGGAAACCTTGTGTACAAAGGTGCTGCAGACAGGGGGGGCCTTCCATTATTGGTGAAACGTCATTGCTTTCTACGGAAAGCCCAGTGACCTGCTCCGCCGTCTGCACGAACCTCTGATGTAATTCGATAAACTCTTCAAGCGTTGCGGCAGAGCCGTCATCCTTGAAAGCGTAGCGCAGCCCCTCTTCCGCATTGTAATACGGCAGGTTCAGAAAGTTGCCAACATCGCCACGCTCAAGGTGCAGGCGTATCTGCTTGGGGAATATCTCGCATCCTGCATAACCAAGACCGGCGGAGATGGTGGACAGCGTGTCCTGCATCAGCTTCGCGTCAATCCAGTCTGACGTGAACAGGAACACGTGTGCGCCGCCGGATTTTGACCGCGCCACAACAAGCGGCAGTTCCCGCTCGCGTATCTTGTTTATTAATTCAACGTGATTGAAGCCTGCATACTGATCGATGTCGATGCAGCCCCACTTACACATGTTATCTTCATTAATCGGAATGATGCCAATCGCAATGCCTGTGCCGTCTAAATGCCCTTCCCATAAATCCATGGTCCGCGGGCTTTTGATCACGCTGGCTTTACCGGCTTGCTTGCCGTTGTTTTGTTCGCGCTGAATTTCATAGGTGCCGTAGGCAGCTTCCAACCCGACAAAAATCTGTGAAAATTGTTCTGCAGACATAATAGCTCCAAAGGGATCGGGGTGACAGACCGTGCCTCTGCCACCCCGAAAGCTTAGAACGGGATATCGTCCCCGGTCTTATCGCCGGTTTCAGCACCCTCTTGGGTGTGCTTGACTTTAACCTCGCCCTTTTCAATTGACTGGTTAAAGGTTTTCGCGGAGTCATACTGCCCGCGAGAACTGATGGGCCCTTCTAGGCTCATCTCCCAACCATGCCAACTACCCTTGCTATTTTCTTCCTGAATAGTCTTCAGCAAGTAAATATGGCTATACATCGGCGGCACAAAGCTGCCGTTTTTGCCCTGCATCTCACGAGAGAGTATCATGCTCATCCATTTACGCGACTTTTTAAGCTGCGTAGATTTCATTGCAATCAAGGCATTCGTAGCGCCATTTTCGGACAGAACCTTCACATACCACTGTGAGGTCTGTTCGATGTAGTCCCCAGAGCCGTCCTTCAGATATTCCTTATTATCGTTGGGATCACGCTCTGTTTCGGGCCTATCGTCACTTGGGTCATAGATTGCCACCGGCGCTCCAGAGCCAGAACCACGCGGGCTCCACTGGATATATTTACGCTGGTAGGCGCACGGAATGACCCGAATACCGTCCTTACCTTTAAAGACCTCACCGGTCACGGTATTGACGATATCACCTTTGCGAACGTCGTCGCGCTCATCAAGGATAGGATCAAGACCAGATACGATCTTCAGGAATGGCAGCGCCATATCCTCTTGATCGACCTGCCCCAGACCGCCGTGAGCATCAGCTTCAAAGATAGAAGCGTCGAACTCAGCAACCGCGGTATCCTTCTTTTCAACAACATTTTTTCCCGCCATTACTTCGCTCCTTTGATAACAGCACGTTGACCCACCCACGCGCCGAACATTTCCATCGGCAGTGGACGCCCAGCTTCGACCTCGTCCTTTACGAATGAACGTAATGTTGACGGGTGAACGGACTCTTTTTGATCCGGGTGCAGACCCTTTGACTTTGCCATTTCGGCGAACTCCGCTGCCATGGAGTCTTCCCCCATTTTGAAGTCTACCGATACGATGTTCTTGACCATGTCTCCATGACCGTTCTGCCTTAACCATGAGAATGCCTCTTCCCTACTTGCCACCGGGATACTTGCCCCGTAGGTCTTTTTGATTTCGACCTGCGAACCATCGGATAGCTTGAAAGATGACACGCCCATTTCCGCCAACATGTTTGGCAACTCTTCGTCAGTCAGACGCAGAAGCTCTTTCTTCTTCGCCTTGACCTTCTCTTCAAGATCAGCCAGTTCTGTTTCGCGGTTGGCGATATCTGCAGCCAATTTAGCAACCCCTTTGAGATTGCCGTCGTCAAATTGACCGAGAGGGGAAGCCTGTTTGGACTGGGTGTCCGCTTCCATAAGTGATGAAAGATCACTCATTCTTGACTCCTTTCGTCGTTGAGTGCCGTTTAAGCACTTGAGACATCCTATATAATGATATATATTCTCACAGTCAAGGAGAAAAGATATGCGCCGCAAGTTCGATGATTATGTTTACAAAACAGAACCTTACGACCATCAAAGGTCCGTGTTCCGTGATTCGTGGCACAAGGAATGTTATGCCTTATTTATGGAGATGGGTACAGGCAAGTCGAAAATCATCGTCGATACTATCGGACTTTTGCACGAGGTTGGCGAGATAAATACGGTGCTGATCGTCGCTCCGAAAGGTGTTTTCCATAACTGGGTACGAAAAGAAATACCGACGCATCTGCCTGATAGGATTGAGCATTCTGTCTGTGCATGGCAACCGAACATCACGCAAAAGTACCGGGATGAATTTCAGGCGTTCATCAATTCAGACAAGCTGAAGATATTTGTAATGAACGTCGAGGCGTTCTCTACGCCCAAGGGTGCGGAGACAGCGGCGTGGTTTGCCAAGAAGTTTGGCGAGAAGGGCATGATGGTGGTGGATGAATCGACAGCCATCAAAAACCGTAAGGCCAATCGAACCAAGGCTATCGTCGCGGCGGGTAAGTTTTTCACTTACAAGCGCCTGCTGACTGGCTCGCCGGTGACAAAATCGCCGATGGATTTGTTCTCGCAATGCCTGTTTCTGGGCGACAACTACTTGGGCTACCCTAATTATTATGCCTTCCAAGGCCGCTACGCCGTCGTACAGCGGCGTTCCATGGGTCACCGGTCCTTTCAACAGATCGTGGGCTTCCAGCGTCTGGACGAGCTTAATTTGAAGCTTGACGATTTTAGCTCGCGGGTGCTGAAGAAAGAATGCCTTGATCTACCAGAGAAGGTTTACATCCGCCGGGAGGTGGAACTGACCAGCGAACAAAAGAACCTGTACCGTCAGATGAGCAAACTGGCCTTGGCGCAGCTACAAGATGGCTCTCTGGTGTCTACCAACAACGTTCTGACGCAGATTATGCGCCTGCAGCAAATCTGTTGCGGCTTCGTGCGTGACGACGATGAGCGCACACGTGAACTTTCGTCGAACCGTGTGCAGGAGTTGTTGAACGTTTGTGAAGAAATAGACGGCAAAGCCATCATATGGGCCACATATGTTCACGACATAGAAAAGATTTGTGAAGTTTTATCGAAAGAGTATGGCCCCGACAGCTTTGGTGCGTTCTACGGCGCTACCGCTCAAGATGAGCGTCAGCGCATTGTAGAAGAGTTTCAAAACCCAGACTCTCCTATGCGTTTCTTTGTGGGCAACAGCCGCACCGGCGGCATGGGGATCACGCTGACAGAGGCTAGCACGGTCATTTATTACTCAAACAACTACGATCTGGAGATTCGGGTGCAGTCTGAAGACCGGGCGCACCGCATTGGGCAGCGTAATAACGTTACCTACATCGATCTGGTGTCGCCGCGGACAATCGACGAAAAGATATTGACCGCGCTGCAGAACAAGCAAAACATTGCAAGTACGGTTTTAGGTGAGGAGTTGAGAGAATGGTTCCAATAGTCGTAGGCGACGGCACTATGTCCCGGCGTGAAGCTGACGGGCTGTGCCCAAACTGTGAAACTGCGCGTGAAGTAGAACAGACCCGTTGCCGGGTCTGTAAAATTATTACTTCTAACGAATTGTTGGCAAACCACGCCGCCCGGCCAGAATCTCATCAGCCACAACTTGTACGTCGTCAATGAAACTGAGTTGGCTTCTCTCCATTGGGGTCATGTTAGCAATATCTTCCGCGCTCATAATCCCAAAATTCGTTTCATATATTCCAGACGGAAAGGTCGGGGTTGCGGGAGCAGTTCGATACTCCGTTGCATTGGGATTAGACCGAGCAGCCGCTGCAATTGGATCAGCAAACGGAGAACGAGAGGATTCAAAATACGGCATTGTGTCATAATCTACGACGTCGTCCACGACTGAGGGAGCAGCAGCTTGTCTCATTTGGCTGTCCGCAGCAGCCCTACCAACAAGATTTTCAACGGTTCGGAGATTTCTGTCTCTGACTTGATCCGCCAAAATCGCGTCCATCACATTTTCTCTAGTTACGTCCGCAGGGCTAGGGGAATAATCCCTGTCGAGTGCCTGCCCCACGTTAGCAATGGCATTGTCCACCGCCGCCGTTGTCCGTTGAGCGCGGTCCCGCAAGTCCAACAAATCTGACACGTTCATAGGGCTTTCAGTTGTTTGGTTTACCATCATAGCGTCACCAAACATGTCCACCTGTGGTCCTGCAGCAACTTCAGGCACCTGACCACCGGGGTTAGCGATTTCTTCCATTGGAGATACGTCAAAGACGCCGCGTTCTCTTATGGGGTTTGCTATAGGCATGTTGTTTTGCAGCATCTCTGCCGCATTGTAAGGTCGCGGTGCTGGCTGTGCAGCGCGTACTGCTGCTGGATTTGGAACACTGTCATAGTTAACCGCGTCCAAAGCATCGCCGTCACTTCCAAGTGGAACGAACTTACGAGGTGCTTTTCCGCCGATGTTAGATAAAAACGCGCCTAAAAAACCGCCGTCTTTAAAAAACGACCCAAGACCGGTGCCCCTTGGCGTAGCGCGTTGCACCGTGCCGCCGGGTATATTCTCGCCAATTTTCAACGCTGGAGCGTAGCCGGGCTGTGGAGAATCCATTCCACTACCCTGATAACCTTCGCCGCTAGTTAAACCTCGCGCCTGCTCAAAGGCCATCCGGTTGATTTGATCGATCTGTCGCGGGCTCATTGTTCGGGAATAGTCAGCGCGGCTCCCAAACATACCGGCATCGCCATACGGGTTGGTGTCAGACCGACCCGTCATGGCTTTGAATTTGTCAAACTCATACTCTTCTTGACCGCCACGAGCGGCTATATCTCTTGCGCGGTCTTCGTTTGGGTTTGCCATTACACGTTCCTCATTTCAAGCGAGGCTTCTAGAGTCTCACTGTTCCGCCGTAGCCAGCCTTTACCAAAGGTATCAAAAGTTTTTAAAGAGCGATAGTACCCTTCCCTATCCTCTGCCATTGCCTTGATGATGTACTCAGGCTCAAACTGAGCGACTTGTTCCAAGGTCCGTGGTCCGATGGCCCCGTCAGGTGTTGCTTCAACAATGCTTTGCAGATACTTAGCTGCCCGTCCGGGCCCGGAGTTGACGGCCCAATCGAAGGTAGTGAAATCCACACCGCCGGGCAGTTCGTCGCCTTTTACCTTGTCCCAGTATCCCTGCTTGTAGATAAGTTCCACGTGGTCGTCTGGAATGTTTTTCAATTCGTCCACGTCTTCCAAGGGGCGACCAAGAAACTCTGAATAGGTACGGTGCGTGATGCCTTTGTTGGTGGCACCACCGGGATCTTCAGGGTGATCGACAAAACCACCCTCATGCTTCAACACCATCTCAAGGCTTTTGAAAAAGTTTGATTCCATTATGCCGTTCCTAATAGTCCCATGATTCCGTCGCCGGGGAAGGCTGCTGCCATACGTCGGCGGGTGTCAGGTTGAGGGGTTGCCTGCGCCAGCGAGGCGGGCGAGGCAGACGCCGTCTGCGGCGCAGGCGCAGACACCGATGGAGGAACCGGTGCCATGCTTGATTGATTTAAAATCTGGTCTAGCCTCTCATTAAACGACGGATTCGCAGAGGGCAGTTTATAGATATCTAAGCCCGGTGGGCGTTGGTCCACCGGAGTGTCGATATCCACGTCTGGGCCCGGCGACACGTCATCCTCATCACCCAAGCTTAGTCCCGCACCGATAAGATATGCGTTCAAAAACTTCATATTTTGAAGCTGCGCTTTTGGCGTATCGCCCTTTTTCAAGACTTGAACTAAAAACGCAGGGTCTAGGACGGCTCGCTCTAGAAGAGTTAGTTGCAAACCTTCTGTGTTCCGGCCCATCAATCCTCTAGCGAACCGAACACCGGCTCCTGCTTCGATAAGACCTTGTGACCGCATGCCTGCCAAGCTCGCCACTTCAGTTCCAAACCGGGCACCCGCAAGCCGAACTAAAAGGTCCGCCAAGCCGCCCATTTCGTCAACCATGTCTTCAGCAACTTGACCGCCTTTGCGCGAAGCGACTTCAAGTTTTTGTCCACGGTCAAGAAGATATTTTAAGCGGTCCAACTCTGCCGCGGTGAAAACGCCCTCATCCTTCAAAACATCTGCCACGGAAAGGCGTTGCGCTTGTTTTTGCCGTGTGACGCGAACAGGGTCGCGGGGATCACCTCTGCCTTTCTGAAGCGGCTCAAACATTAATTTCAAGGCCGCAGAAGGGCTGAATCTGTTGGCGGAGCCGCCACCCTTTGTCCACATCCACTCTAGCATTACTGAACGAAGCCCATCCATCGCCGCGTCCGGGTTAAAACCTTTTGCTTCTAAATCTGCGCGGCTTGCACCCGTTGTAGCTTTTTTCACGGTGCGGATTACGGTTTCTAAGCTTGTTACCGGGAGAGTTGACCCTAATGCGGAGGCTATTGCCGTAGACGGGTTTTCATCCCGCATAATTTTTGCAAGAACCGCATTAGATTTGACAATTTTGTCGAACTCATCTTTTTGTTTGTCGTACAATTTTACTGAATCTTCAAAAGCCCGGCCATCGTCAAGCATGGCTTTTATTTGCGGGAAATTACGCAGCAGCATTTCGTTATCTTTTAAGAATGCTGCCGCTTTTGCCGGAACAATTCTTCCCGTTTGCGGGTCTAAAACTTGAGCCGCGGTATATTGAACTGCTTTTGCTAAAGCGGTACGCAATGAGTCTTGATTCACCGGACCAAATTCAACGTCGTCCAAGGGAATTCGCAAAGTCGGGTCAACATCTAACCTATCAAGTTCTTTTTGTACAAACTCAGAACTATCCAAGATTTCCCTAAACCGCATTGCAGTCGGGTCTGCGCCGCCTTCAAACAAAGATAAATGCAACAGCGTAGGTTCATATATGTCAGCACCGTTTTTGTCGCGCTGCATGATATCGCCTAAAAAGGCCCTGCGAAGAGCATCGTTTTTACCACGAGAAAAGGCACGTGCGGTGTCATATGCGGTGTTGCCCTCTGCAACGGCGTCCAAATCTGCCAGAATAGCGTTAGCTAATTGCCCCAAAGCTTTTGCTTCTTGGTTGCGCCCGTCTTTCATAGCGATACGTGCTGCTTCTAAAGCGCGGCTACGAAGCTTCACTAAGTCCTTAACAAAGAGAGGCTCTGGGTCATCCGGTGTCGGCGCGAGAGGCTGGTTTTGAGTTGCCTTAATCAGCTTTAGTTCAGCGTTAGCTGCCCGCTCCGCATTTTTCAAACGAGCGTTTTCACCGGGGGTGATGGCATTGCCCAGCTTTTTCCTACGAGCGCGAATAGCGTCAAGCACTCGCACAGGGCGTTGCAACAAGAAATCAGGATCCACTGAATCTTCAGGTGAAACCTCTGGACCCTGCCGGAAAAGCCGACCCTGTTCTGGGTCCAGAACGATTTGCAGCACATCTTCGTAATCTTTACGGACCGGCGACGGTAAATTGTCCACCGCTTTTTGAGCAGAGCTAACGGCCTTGTCTACAACCTGTGCTGGTTCTCCCGCATCAAGGCCCAGCCGACTCCTAAACAAAGAAATCTGCCCGGCTATATTGGATGGGAAATCTTCTGTCTCAAGAAAAAACTCTTCCTTGATCATAGGAAGGGCTTCAAGCGTATTTTCGAAACCTACTTCTGTGTCAGTGGGGATTTCATTCCAGAGCTTTGTCTCTTGGGCGTTTGCGTTTGCAACAATCTGATCAAAGTTTCTCTTTAAGTTTAAGCTGATAATGTCAAAGTCTTCATTCTTCCCTAACGCCGCCGCTGCAGACAATGCTCCCGCATTAGCGTCCTGTAGGCCCAGAAGGATCACTTGCTCAACCGCGTCAGCTTGTATCTGTGCCGCCGCTTTAACAGAGTTTTGATCACCCGCTTCTCGTAAAGCCTGTATTACTTGTTCGATGAAATCAAAGCCACGTTCTGCGCGAGCAGCCGCTTCAACATTTACAGTCTGATCTTTACCGCGTTTCGCTACCGTTCTGCGAAGCAGCGAGAGAACAGGCGAGCCAGTAATCTGATCCGGGGTCAGCGGTGGAAGATCTAACTCTACTGCCAACTCGTCCATAAAACCTTGAAGGCGCATGGGGTCGGTCTTGGCCGCTAATTCAAGTTCTCTAATTACAGCTTCGGGATCTTCACCATACTTTTCCATAAATGCGCGGATTTTCTCGCCAAGCGCAGACTCTCTAGCATCAGTTCCAAGGCGTGGAGTGATTTTTGACATTAATCTTGGGATTTGACGAGCAAACAAGACTCTTGGTTCCAACATGCCGCCAGCAACCTCGCCAGCAAATTGTCCAAAATCACCGAACGCAGACTCACCAATAGCCCCACCTACCGCAGAAGTCCCTACTGCGGTAGTCTCTACGCCATAAAATAATTTTTTTGCTGTTGCGCCTTTTTCTCCGCGAGCCGTTTGTGCGGCACCACGTAGAATATCTTCTACCGCAGTGTACCCTTTACCCGGCAATCTAAAGAAGCCCGGCAAACGGTTAAGACGGTCTGAAACGAGCGCTCCAGCGGTGCTGCCGCTTCCCATCATCATGTAAGGAGTGCCAAAGAGAAACGGCAGACTCTCCCCCGTAACGTCTCCCATGATTGCAGCAAACCTGTCCCCGCGGAAAGGTGGGCGTGTTTCAAACAAACCCATGTCTTCGCCGACAGAAACCGCGCCTTCACCAGCTTGTGACCCTAAAAAGCCCCCGACAGCCATGCCGCCCAGCGTAGGAAGGGGCTGTGCATAAGGCACTCTTGCACCTAACTTAGCTCCGCCGATGATCCCGGCGGTTGTAGGTGTGGACTTTGTCAGGCTGCGGAAAAGCCTATCTGTAAAGGCACCAATTGATCCGGGTTCCGCGATATCTGTGTAGGTGTACAAGAACTCATTAATATCGCCGCCTTGCTTTACAAAGCCGTCAAGATCCTTACCAAACTCGACACCGACCGCCTTGGCTATTTCGTAGTTGGAGTAACCTGCGTCATACAACTCATCGAAATTAAGAGATAAAGGACTGTCTACCTTGCGTAACGGGCCTCTGGGCGTGTAATCAGGCTGGTTGGTTGTTTGGTCCACCATGTTAACCCCCTACACTCGTATTCGTATTCGTTTGTGGAACCAACGGAGGTGCATTTAGTGGATCAGGGTTAGTATCCGCCCCGAAGCCCCCGGCGGAACCCCGCAAGCTGGTTTCCAAAATTTCGTACTGTGAAATCAGGTAATCAAGCTCACCAATGTCCCCTTGAATTTTATTCCGCAACTGAACAGTGCCCGCCTTATCAGACTTGTCATTCAAAGTTTTTTTGCTGTCTCTCAAGAAAGACAACATGTTGCTTGTCGAGGACAACAGCTTTGACTTTGATAAGAAGGCATCAAATGGGTCAACTTGAAGAGATTCAATCCTCTGCCGAAGACCCTCTGTGTCCTTGCCGCCGATAGCGTTAAGGGCACGTGTGACGGTGATAACATTAAGGTATTGCAAATCCCTGACAGCTTCAAACGCTGCAGGATTTGTTGGCTTGTAATCGTCGCCAAAAACCAGAGCCTTACCAAAATCAACCGCACCTGCAAAGCCGCGAGCAAGTTTGTCCCGTGGACCAATTGATTTACCGTAATCAATTGTTGGGTCAATAATGCCCTCGTATTCAACGGTTTCCGCTTCCGCTGCCTGCGGGGTTTCAAGAAGACCCATGTCGTCAAAGCTAGCGTCACGCTCTTTTGCAAGCCGGACAGCTTCGATGACGTGCGGTGGAATCGTGCCACCAACAGTGACAAGTCCTTCGCCGCCTTCACCTGCGGTAATCCGCGGGGTATCCCGCACGATGCTGACCGCCGACTGGAATTGACGTAGCTCTTCTTGAGTAAAGTCTCCGTTTGCAATGTTGTCGCTAAGATCAACAAGCAGCGCGTTAGCCAACGAAACAGACAAGCCCTTTCTTTCAGGCTTGCTGGTGAAGTGAAATCCTGCCTGACGTGCAGCAAGAGCTTCGTCGCTGTTTTTAACGACCCTCGCGTTGCCATTCTGATTAAACAATGTGGCGGGGTCGTCAGCGGTGGCAAGAACAGTAGTTCCTGTGGGTGCAATGGACAGGACTTTATTGCCCAAAGTGCGGATTTCTTCAGAGTATGGCCGGAAATCATTGGCAATCATACGGTTCATTTCTGCATGAGTACGCGCAGTCTTGAAGGTAATATTTCCTTCTGCATCCGATTTGTACATTTTAACAAACTGGAACTTCTCTGGAGTCTGCGGGCTAAATCCTTCGTTGTTAATCGCGTTTGTGTACGCATCCGGCGTGAAGACAACTTTACTCTCAAAGGTGCCGTCAGCCTTGGGCTTATATAGAACTTTAATGTCTGCCATGTTGGGCGCATCAATCATCTGTGCGCGGGCTTCTGCGGAAAGACTTTGAATCTCACTATCGTACATTTTAAATGGTGTGCCCGCTGGGCGTAGGACGCCTGCAATTACCTGCGGAGTGCGGAATGTAACGTCCCGCATCTCTCCACGAGAAACTTCTGTAGGCACCTTGGTGTATTTTTCTCTATCCGTCGCAGACATGCCCGCCAATTGAGCGGAAGACAGCAACACATCTTTTCCTGTAGTGGAATCACGATAGAAATTGAAGGTGCCGATTTGTTTGCCCGGCGGGCGGCTATCTTCTGTAAAGCCTTGACCTTTGGCGGTGTTAGCCTGTTCCAAAGAGGTGACAAATGTGGACTCGTACCCGTCGTCAGTCTTTTTGTATAGCGTTTGAGAGGTGAACTTCTCAGTCGCGGGCGCTACAAATTTCTTGAAGCTAGACCGTATGTTGGCTGGGAAAGCCGCTAGTTCATTAGCTCCAATGGTTAAAGGCTTGTTAGGTTGGATTGTTCCAAAACCTGCAACCTGAATAGGCTCGGTGCCAGTGTAAACTAGTTCCTGTATGGCTCCGGGGCCTTCAGGTTTGGCTGGAACGGTGCCAATCTTTACACCACCTCTATAAATGGCCGATCCGGGCGCGAATGATTTCAACTCATTTTGAGCGGCAAGCTGAGTTGTCGCCATGTTCAGTGCAGCCTGACGCTGCGCGTCCCGTGTTTTGCGCTTTGCTGCATCCACGCCCGCGCCAACCTTGCCAAGCTCTGGCAAGCCGCGCATCAAAGCTTCCTCAATAGGCATGCCTTGAGCAATCGCCAAACCAAGCGGTGCTGCGGTGCCCAACAAGAACTGACCCGTCGCCCGCTTGCGAAGCTCGTCGGTATCGTCGCCGTAAATCTCTTGAATCATGGGCAGGTTTTGCTTGTAAAGCTCTGCCAAGCTTGCCTGACCGCCAGACTGCATACGCACAGGCTGCATGATGCCTTGCGCCATCTTGCCCTCTACCGGCGTGTCCATGGCCTTTTGTGCCACCTGACCAATGCCTTGATCAACCTGACCCATCTCACGCATTTCCATGACAGGCTGCACTAAAGTCAGCACCGACTCTGGCGTCTTGTTAGCGTCCTTCATGCCAACAATCCCACCAAGCTCCTGACGGCGCTCCTTTACAGACTTGTCATCTCCCCGAAATGCATTCATGGCCCCACGATAATCTTCAGCCGCCTTTACGCCCGCCGTCATGTCCTTCATAACACCGGCAATGCCCTCTTGGATCATAGGGCCAGCAACGTTCTGCGCCATGTTCGCCATAGAAGAAACCGCCTGAGTGGCGGCTTTTGGCGAATTACCACGAGCCGTGGGCCGTGATCCGCGGAACATGTTTCTATCGTAAACAGCCATGTTAACCAGTCCTATCCAAACAGGCTTTGTATGCCCGCCGCGCCAGACAATGCCGCGGTTCCGTAACCAAACAGTTTTTCAAACGGGGACGCGGTATTGCCGCCCGCGGCCCCTGTGACGGTGGTCATCTGTGATGAGGGAGCCCCCTGATATATATCAGATGTGAACGCCAGCCTCTTGTACGGCTCGTAAAGGTTTTCATACGCCCCCGCGCGTTCAGCATCAAGCTCCGCTTGACCCTGTGCCTGCTCACGTGCCCCGACGTCAAAGCCAAAGCCAACGCCCTGCTGTTCAAGGGCTTGTTGTAACTGCGCCAACCCTGCACCCTGACCTGCGAAACCTGCACCTTGCCCTGCTAGTCCGGCAATGCCCCCGGCGGCGGAACCAAGGCGATTGGCGGCATCTGTAAATGCGGCGCTGCGAAGCTGAGATCCAATGCGCCCAGCCTCTCTGATGGCATCCCGGTCAATCATACCTTGTTGAAGCTCACCACGAGCCCCAAATGCTGCGTCCCCGGCGGCGGCGATGCCTTCTGCCATTGCCCGGTTGCCCTGCATTTGAGCTTGTTCAAAGATATCCTGCTGCGCTTGGTCGATAACCTCGTTGACATACGGGTCCATTGCAGCGCGAATACCTTCGCCGCCGTCCCGGCCAAGAGACTGTAGAATCAAATTCTGTGCATCAACAAGCTGTTGATTTGCGCCAGTTAAACCCAACCGGGCTGCATCGATGTCGGCGGTGGGGTCATACATGCCTGCGGCACGTTTAAGGGCAGCTTTCTGAAGCTCTGTAAGCCCCTCTACGTCATATCCGGGTATGTCAATCGGGGTGTCGGCGAGTGTTTTTGCCGATTCCATCAGCCCCAGTTTTAGAGCTTCTACTTCCGGGGCTTCGCGGACTATTTGAGTTTGAGTAGCCATTATGCTGTCGCCTTGTTTTCTAGGTCACGCATCACATCATACATCCGATTAATGCCTTTTTTAATGCTTCCGTTGCCTGCGCCTTTCACTGCGTCACGTGTCATTACGAACTCTCCATCCATGAGAAGCGCAGGAACATCGTCCTTTGTGCCAGAACCTAATCCGGGGCCGATGCCGCCGGTACGGCGCGGGTATGCTTCACCACCAGCCTTGTATTTTGCAGCAAGAGAGGGGTCTATTTTCTCTTGAACGGCTTCAGGGAGCTTTGAAAAGCCTTTGTACTTGTTTGGTACAGCGCCGCCTTCCTCGTACAGGTTGATGTTGTACCGGTCAGGGTCAGCGTAATACAAGTCCGCTCCTGTCTCCATGTACTCGTCATCCTCTTCGTCCTCGCCGCCAGAGAAAGCTGCGAGGGATGCAAGCCCCAAAGCGGGAACGCCAAAGCGAGCAAATGCTGACGGCGTATACTCTTCTTTCAAGAAAGAAACGGCTTCTTTAGGGGTAAAACCCTCTTTTATTAGAGTTTGATAGTTACTTGATTTTAATATGGTATCTGTAGACGGGCCGCCCTCAAAAGGATTTGCAAAGAAACTTCCGGGCTTATCCCCCAAAGATGGTTTATAGCCGCTTTGCTCTACCATTTTTAGAAAGTCTTGGTTTGTCGATGCATTTCTAGCGGCTTCCGCAGCGTTGGCGGGCGCAGCAGGGTTCTTACCTAAAAGGCTCTCTCTGAAAGTGCGGTCCCCGCCGGAGGCGGCATCCCGCAGCGGACGGCCAAAAATACCCGTACCATCTGTTCTTTGGAAAGCGCCTTTCATGCCCGCGCCAAAACCTTGCCCACCTTGCATCAACCCGCCGATGCCGCCTTGTACCGCGCCGAGAGCGCCGCCGATAGCCGCTGATTTAAGAGCATCCTCTGCTTTGCCACCTTTCAGCAAGGTGCCGATACCCGCACCGAGAGCCTGCCTGCCCACCAAACTCATGCCCGGAGCAAAATAAGAAAGGGCTATAGGCACCAAAACAGGGGCCGCATCTACGATTGCGTCCTTTACGTCGTCAAAGACATCTCCAATTTTGTCAAATAAGCCCATAGATCAACTCTTATTAACTACTACAAGTATACGCGAAAACGCGCTTATGTCACGACCTTCACAGTGCCGCTGTCATTAAATAACGCACCCACCTCTAAACCCGACGCGCTAGTGGGTAGTTCAGTGAGCGTGATCCGTGTTCCGCGAAGCTCTCCCGGATTTCTTTCTTGCGCGATAAATAACTCTAAAGCCCGCAACAAATCAGACATGTATTGCGGGCTATATTCCGTAGGAGCTTCTGGTAATCGTGGTGGTGCAATTTGATTTGACGACATTACCTTCTCCCATCAGGCCGCATATCAATCCGCGGGCTACCTAGCTTCCATTTAGCGCCTAACGCTTCTGATTCGATACGCATGGCAAAAGATCTGCCCCGCGCTCTTAAATATAACTGTTCTGTAAACTTTTCTACCGGAGACTCTGACGTTCGTATAGCCGCCGCTGACGCCGTGTTGTCGAAACTAGCTCCGGGGAAGTTTCTGGCTTTGATAGTAAATGTAGCTTGAGGGCTGCTCAAGTTTGTTGACCCAGTAAAAGTAAGGTCCGGTATGACCTTGTTTATGTACACAAAGCGGTCACCATCTTCGATATCAATTGCCGCGGACTCAATGAAGGAGTTCATCGCAGACCCGTCGTCATCATATCCTAACTCATGGTTATACAAATAAGATGACCCTGCAGCGATTGGGTATTGCCGCACCCCACGATCCAGCCAAGCACTTCTAGACATATTGCCAAAGTACCAGACTTTTTCACCGTAATTATACACAACATACCGGTCATTATCGTCGCTGCTCGCCGAAGGGTAGAACCAAAACACCTCTGAAAACTCAGAGTTGACGCCCGCCACGACTTTAGCTGTCTGACTAAAATTAAAGTCTAAGAACACCTTGTTCTTTACGGTGCAAGGTAGCTGTTGAGTTTGACCCGCGTAAACGTAAAAGTTGTCGATTCCCATCCAGAAAACAACGTCTTCGGTAGCCACCGCCGCATTTGGGCCCATGATTGTAATATTAGAGGCAAGCTGCTGTAGGCCGAAAGTAAAGGGCGGTCCAATAAATCGCATTGAATTTAGTGCAGTATCTGTCCAGACAAGTATCTCACGCTTTGTTTCTACTGCTTGCACAAACGTAGAGCCCGCACCCAAACGAATTTCCCCGGCGGTGTTAGTGACGGTTGGATACCAATCTATTGGGTCTTCCTGAGAAGAAAACCTAATCAACAAAGGGTCTTGTGTGCCATTGCCCTGTGTTCCGGTGTTGCTTGAGTTCAGTCCGTCACAACCAAAGGCAATCACATGACGGTCTTGATCAGATACCAAGATTTGCTTGCAGATCGTAGGTACGCTTCTTTTTGTTCCAGATAGAGTTGAAAGCTCAATGGCCCTTGTGGATAGGTTATTTGTCCTATCCCAATAAAATACGCCCGCGTCCCTAGCATTAATTAATAGATCTTCGCCAAAGTTGTCGTGCGACCAAAGCCTGATTTCAGTTGTGGTCGTCAAACCGTTAGGTTCCGCAGAGCCCCAACCGCCACGGCCCCATGTGCCTGCGCCCCAGCCCGTGCCGCCGACGACAGAATCAAGGCCCACATTGATCTGATACGCACCCACGGTGCTTGACCCACCATTCCCTGTGTCAGAAGAATTAGCGGCGACACTAGAAGTAATCGTGTAACTGTTGGCGTCAACAATGTTGACAACCTGATATTCTATGTTGAGGACTGCAGCGGTGATGTTGCCGCCCAACGAAGCTGCCCCAGAAAAAGTAACAAAGTCGTTTTCAACTGCTCCGTGTCCGGTGTCGCTGACAGTAATGGTTGTGCTGCCGTTAGTCGCTGAAAAAGTCACATCCCCTGCGCTAGTGGTTGAACGAAGAGGTGTGATGTCGCTAAAGGCACCCCCCTCTTCGATGTAGTATTTTAAATGTGTGCCAACACCAAGATAGTTTGAGCCGTCAAGCGCGATCCAATTGTGTAGCGCACGAGCAGACCCAAGGTAGGTAGACGAGCTAAACTTCTCCCAGCCACCAATCTTCTCCGGATACCCAAAGCGAAACCTAATTTTATCGCAATCTCGCCACCCGCCTTCGTTAGAGTAAGAGGTGATCTCTTGATTCACGCCGGGTTTAAATTGCAATTTTCTAAGCGGCATTAGGTCTTTCTCCCACCATAAAAGTCAGTAAGAGAAACAGCACCCGATGTCGGCACATTTCCATTTGCGGCAGTTTGAACAGAATTATTGTTATAAGCACTGCCACCAAAATAAAGGCCGCAACTTGCCCAGCCAGCAGACGGCCATGACACCTGCACATTAACAGTCTGACCGGCGGTTACAGAAAAACTACCCGTTGTAGACGCGGTGTTGTTGCCCGCAGTTAACGTATATGTGGCAACTTGAGAGCCAGCAACATACCAAGTGTGGGTCGCTGTTCTGGTGGCGTTTTGAATGTAGTAAGTGCCTTGGTAATGATATGTGCCTGTCTTGTTTACAGTCCATGAAATATTACCAGTTCCGGTGTACCCGTTATCAGCCCACGTATATGACCGATAAATATACCCCCCAGAATTAATGGCAGGATATGTAGTGTAAATGCCACCCCTGCCGTCATACACAGAGCCGGACATGCTTGCCGCCGTGACCGTTTCAGCTACGGTGCTAGGGACCAAGCTGCCGCCCTTGTAATACTCGTTTAGAGAGTGCGGCGCGGAGCCGCCGTATTCCGAGGCTAAATTGGCGATTGAGATTGCGCCTGATGACTGTAGTGTCATGGTTTAAATCCCTGCAACAGCGGTGATATCATCCTCTACGTCGAGTGCGCCT